AGTTCCACGTCTGTTAATAGTACCGGTAAGCTTATTCAGATATATCTTACGATTAGGATTGATCTTATGGCACAGATAACCGATGTTGTTTATATAAACCCCACCCTCATTCTCCAGATACTTATCACGTATGACCTTCCATATCAAGGACTGACATTCGAGAATATCATTCTTGTCCACAATCGTATGTTTCCTTCTCTTGCCGTTCTTAGACATAATAGATCTATAAAAACGGAGAAAGTACTGATCAAGTATTTTAAATGACTTTGTTTTCATATCACAAATATAACGATTTCATCCTAATACAAGAAATTTATACACAAAAATACACCGCCTGTACCAAGGATGAGGCAAACAGGATAGCTGACAACAACCTACAGTCAGACGGCACCTCTTACGCTAATGGCTTGGCGCAGGCCGATAGATGCGATTGCGTGGAGCCAACGAAGAATTGGTCAGCCAACGCTTATGCCGATGGTGATCCTTGCAATGGCGCTCCTTCGGGCACTTCAGCGCTAAGAGTAGAGGTCGAGATTACGTATAGTAATGAATGTACTACGCAGAAGAGCTTGACGGTAACAGCTTCAAGCTCAGGAACTACTATCGGAAGTACGACAGTAACTATACCTACTGGATCAGGCACTAAAAAGGCCACAATATCTTTTGATCGTGGATATCCATGTAATTCTATCAATATAAGTGGAAGAGCTGGTGGTCAATGTTAAGAGTCTGATATATAATAAAAAGGAGAGGATAATAAACCTCTCCTTTTTTATTACGCTTCTTTAATAAGAAGCTGATATTGTTATAGATTCAGGTGGACAATCAGCGGAGAAAAACTCGGTAGAGCTAAAGTTGCTATTACAAGTTAAATTAACTCTCTGGGTATGGTAATCCCCATTAGAGCAACTAAATGTGACAGTAGCTTGTTTTGAGTTACATTCACTTCCGCTGCAATTACTGCTGCTATCCTGAACCTCATACTTGACTCCTGGTGGAGACGTGTATGTCTCTGTTATGTAAGCCGAGACCCTTCTAGTACATTGTGGCTGCGGGCAATCGCACTCCTTCGCATTGGCTCTTTCCTGACAGATCTCTTTCAGGTTCGCTAGGGCGGCGGCGGTAAGTCGGATCTATATCTTCCTTGATACGCTTTATTTGTTTATCGACTAAAATCATTAATATTGTAACATTAATATTAAAACATAACGCTATGGCATGTACTAAGAAAAAGAAAATGGATAAAGGAGGCAAGACCTCCGAGAAAAAGAAACCTCAAATGAAATGCGGGGGTAAGGTCAAGAAGAAAAAATAATAATTGGAGGGGACATCCCCTCCTTAACATAGGCTCATGAAAAATTCAGAATTTGTATCTAGGATCATAAATGACATGAACTCCATAAGCAAGGACGCCCATGTCAGCAGGAGATGGATATTGTCTATAGGGAGGCAGAAAGCTAGATCATATATAGCCCAGAAGTATGCCGATGGGACCTTATTCGGCGAGGAATCACTGTATACTCATATCAATTGCATGGAGATGGAGAGGGTTCGGAAAATTGATTGTTGTTTTGATGAGTTTAAACTATGCAGGGTACTTATGAGATCCAAGAAAAGATTGCCCGATATGATATATACCCGTATAGGTCCGGCTATCATCAAGGTATCAAATATCATGGATGATATTATATTCACTCCTATATCATTGAGGAAGTACGCTAATAATAAGGAGCGTAAGTACGGCAATATAGATCAATACTATTATTATGTCAATGATGGATATATCTATATACCAGATATTAACATAGAGGCTATAAATGTTGATCTTATAACTCTCGACAGAAAAGCGGCGTTAGAGCTAGGGGGATGTGGAGCTGAAAAAGATAAGCCATGTACATCTCAATGGGATTATGATTTCATATGCCCAGACAAACTTCTTGAATATGTGGTTTCCGAAACATTAAGGGAAACTGTAACCAAATTGCAGATCCCTACGGATGAGAACCCGGATATGGATATTAATAAGAAAACACAAAAAATTCAATAACATGAATCTAATAAGATCAATAATCAATTTCTTCGGTTTCAATGATGCCATAGTTGACGGTATAGGCGAAAGAGGGATAGCTCTATCATAAGATATAACGAGATACATGATATGTATGATAAAATTATAAAGGATTTAGGGGATGTATCAGCATACGTGTCCAAGGGCTATATCTATGATAAGATAAAAGATAAAACGGGATTAAGTACCAGACATATCAGTAGAATATTGAATCATACCAAGAAAAGAGATCTTAGATTCATTTGATATGTTTACCGTCTAGATATAGGCTTCATCAATACAACAGAGTGCGATTGCCCACAAACGTGGAGCGCTAATGTAGTAACGGGACCCAGGAATTGTTCATCATCCAGTCAATTAATAAGTACTGTACCATATACATTATCATACACAAATCCATGTGGATCGTCAAAATCCGTAACAGTGGAGGTAGGAGGAAGACCTAACGATATAGTAGGTGATGTATCGGCTAGCAGAACTGTGACTGTTCCATCTGGGAGCGGAAGCATTTCAGGAAGTCTTTCATTGCCACAAGATTGTTTATGTAGTTCGGCTTATGCTATTGGTTATGGTAGTGGTAATTGTTGATAAGATGGGATATATAACAAAAAGAGAGGCTAATTAACCTCTCTTTTTTTTTGTATATACATCACTAACATTGCCCGCCAGTAGTGCAAGCCGCATGCGCCGTTCCCGGCTTTATTCCTGCTTGAAAACACATTCTACCATTAGTAGATCCGTTACCTGTACCAATTGTAACTGTAGTGCTGGTAGTCATTTCCGTACCTTCGAAGGTGTTCGCCTCGGCTCCTCCTGTTACTGTTATGGTTTTATTAGAATTACATGGGTTACTATACTCTACGGTAAAGTTAATGCAACTTCCACTTTCACTATAATCCACTACATTAGCGCTCCACGTCTTTGTTGGCTCCACGCAATCGCATCTATCGGCCTGCGCCAAGCCATTAGCGTAAGAGATACCATCGGATTGTAGGTTATTGTCGGCTATCCTATTTGCCTCGTCCTTGGTACAAGCCTCATATTTACCAGCGATTTGCTTATAACTGATAGTCTTAGGAGTACAGTTGCTAGGACAGTTCGTAGCCTTGACATTTCCCCATCGGTCATCATTGCCAACCTTAGAAGGACATATCCTAGCATCAACTAAATTTTGTAATGCATCCTTGTACCCTTTATACTTGTTATAAGCTTGTTCACTAGCCAGATTCGATGAAGAAGCACAAAATTCACCAGCGCTAACCACCTTAATAGGGCTATCAGGAACACATACATCACCGCATTCGCCCGAACATCCCTTACATACCTCATTGGTATAGATAGTGTAGTCATGTGGATTACAGCAATGTTTACCACCATTCTGCCAATATCCTGTAGGATCGCACTCGCTAGAATAATGCTCCTCGCTATTACCATTATTACACCTGCTATTATCCATATGATATGTATTATCACACCCGCATCCACAAGATCTAGAATCGGACTCAACCAACTCATCTTGATTTGGGGCTGAAGAGCAAGGATTGGTCTGATTCCTACTCCTACGATAATCGCATCCACTACAATAGTAACTCCAATCATCATAAGATGGGGTATCATCGTCATCGGCGCAATCACCATTCTTATTAGCGTAAGCTTGAGCGGCGGTCTTAGTCGCCGTATCATTCTTGAAAGCGTTTTGAACCTTGCTGTCGGCATCCGCCTGAGATACGGTAGATGTCAACGCTGACAACCCTAAGGCGCTATAAGGAACGGATAGAGCGACACCATGTTTACATGTACCACAATTATCCTTATAAAATGTAGCGCTTCCAGTACCGGTCCATACACAAGTTCCATGTTGGTTAGCGTAATCCTGTCCCTTCTGGTCTAAGATCTGCTCGGCCTTGCTTCTGGCATCAGCCAAAGAAACCTTGCTGGTGATAGGCGTACCGCCGTTAACCTGCGTAGAGGTCACTGTTATTCTCTGACCAACCCCGCTTCCGGCGCAATTGTCCCTATAGAAGTCACGGCTTGCCACGTAAGTCCATGTACATCCTCCATTCTTATTGGCGTAAGCCTGACCATCAGATCCACGAACCGCGTTCTCAGCCTTCTTGTTGGCGTCAGCCAAGGAAACGGTGGAGGTGTACGGGTGTCCCGGAAGCTTGCTGCTGCTTACGGATACCATGTCTCCTACGCCGCCATCAGCGCAATTGTTCTTCTGAACCTGACCGGTATAGCTTCCTGTCCAAGTACAAGTGCCCTTCGAGTTGGCCACGGCCTGACCCTGAGAGTTCACGGCGGCCAATGCCTTGGCGTTAGCGTCAGCCTGAGATACGCATGACTTGAACTTACCATCAGAGCTAGGACTTGGATCCGTAACATCATTCTGAGTTACGGTAACAGAGCTTCCAACTCCACCATCCGCACATTGACGGGTAAAGGCCTTGGATGCCGTACCAAACCAGAAGCATGTCTTATTACCACCAGCTATATACCGCTCTTGATTCTCAGGATCAGTGTAGCAGGTATTGGTATTACGTTGATGTAATTTAGAGATACAATCCTTACATACGGTCTCTATAGTCTCCCATACCGGTTGCTCGGTCTTCGTATGGCACGTATCATCATAGTTCTTGTTGACGAACGCCTGACCCATTCTGTCGATATAGGCCTTAGCCAAAGCGTCTGCCTCTTCCTGAGAACGGGTTGAGGTGAAGAACTGACCCATAAGATCCGGGGTTACGGTGATAGGATCGGCGTACTGACAAGTAGGACACTTAGGAGTGAACTCCTTGCTATAATTACCTACATATATCTTCAGTTCGTCGCAAGTACCACGATCGTTGGCTATAGCCTGACCTTGCGCCTTGACAGCGGCCTTGGCTAGCTCATCGGCGGCGAACTGGCTCTCGTATGAGTAGAACGGACCTCCGGTCACGTCAGCCTCAGTAACGGTAACTGAAGACGGGATAAGACCAGACGGACAATTATTCTTCTCAAACGCCTCGCTATAATGACCGGTGTACTTAGGAGCCTCATGGCAAGTACCACGCTCATCGGCGATCTTCTGACCTTGATTCATGACAGCGGCCATAGCGACTAAGTTAGCCTCATCCTGTGACACGCAAGACTGGAACGGATGACCTTCCACCATATCTTGTGTCACGGTGAACGGATTTCCTACCTGATTAGCGCCACAATTGCTCTTCGTGAACTCGAAGCTAGCCTTGCCGGTATACATAGTGGCGTTAGAGCAAGTACCCTTGGTGTTAGCCAAAGCCTGTCCTTGAGCCTGTACGGCGGTCATAGCCATAGCGTCAGCGGCGGTCTGGGAGTCGTTAGACTGGAATGGGTGTCCTTCTACCATATCTTGGGTGATCGTCACCTTAGATCCGATCTTACACTCACCACAGTTGTTTCTCGTAAATTCCAAGGAAGCACGGCCAGTGTACGTACAAAGGGCGTGGATATTGGCAAGAGCCTGTCCTTGGGCGTCAACGGCGGCCTTGGCCTTGTTGTTGGCATCCTCCTGTGATACGGTAGACGTGAACGGATAACCGTCAACCATCCTATCATTTACCGTATAAGTACCACCAGTTCCAGTACCACAATTGTTACGGGTAAACGTACGTGTATAAGTACCGGTATATACAGGCACCTTCTCGCACTTACCTTTCACGTTAGCCACATCCTGACCTTGAGCCTCGACGGCGGCCTTAGCCTTATTGTTGGCGTCTTCCTGAGATACGGTAGACCTGAAATCTCCTGTCACCATAGTCTCATCCACGACAACCTTGGTGCCGTATTGGGTCTCATCACAGTTATTACGAGTGAACTCCTTATTATACCTACCGTAGTAGATCGTCTTCTCCTTACACTCACCTTCTAGGTTGGCTTGTTGCTGGGCGTTAGCCTCAAGATCGACCTTAGCCTTATTGTCAGCATCCTCCTGAGAGATAATAGAGAAGTACTTACCAGCGGCTACAACATAAGTATAAGGTTGACCGATATGGAACTCATCGCAATTGTTTCTAGTGACTGTCTTCTCCATCCTTACGTTATAGTAGACGTTAGTCTGACAGTCGCCACGCTCGTTGGTGATAGCCTGACCTTGCGCCTCCACAGCGTCCTGCGCCAGCTTATTGGCGGCATCCTGCGATACCGTAGAAGTGAACGGATATCCAGAACACATCTTCTCGTCCACAGTGAAGTCAACAGGAGTAGAACCCTCAGGGCAATTGGTTCTCTGGAATACCTTGGAATACGATCCGGTAAATACCGGTATCTTCTCACAGTTACCCTTGATATTCGCTATATCCTGACCTTGAGCCTCGACAGCAGCCCTTGCTAGGCTATTAGCGTCTTCCTGAGACACGATGGATCTGAAGTCCCCTGTAACCATCGTCTCATCGACAACCACATCAGTACCGTATTGGGTGGAATCACAATTGTTACGGGTAAAGGTCTTGCTAAACTTACCATAATAGATATTCTCCTTAGGCTTACACTCACCCTCCAAATTGGCTTGTTGTTGACCGTTCCTCTCAATATCCTCAAGAGCCTTCCTGTTGGCATCCTCCTGAGAGATAGAGGATACGTACTTGCCCTCAGGAATGATATAAACATATTCCTGACCGTCACTGAACTTATCGCAATTATTACGTATAAACGTCTTCCTCTGCTCCTCGTTATACCAGATATCGGTTATACACTCACCATGCTCGTTGGCGTATTTCTGACCGTTCAGGGCTATATCCTCCATAGCCTTGGCGTCTGCGTCCTCCTGCGAGATAAACGACCTGTAAGTCCTTTCCTCGACCGTATACAACACCACCGATCCATGTTGGTTGGCCAGACAGTCATCCTTGGTGAACGGCTGAACCATCTTGATATTATAATAAACGGGTTTGGCGTCTTGGGCTATCATATACTCCTTGACAATATTACCGTCCTTTGACGTTATACGGAACTTAGCCGTACAGATCTGACCGGTATAATTAGCCTTGTATACGATATTAAGTTTATTATCGCCTACCCCATGGCTCTTGTCGTTAATGGCAAAGCAATTACCCTCGACACAATTCTTATCTATTTCCCTTGCCATATTATCCTTCAATTATTCTCCATGAAACATCATCTCCGGCCTCTACCCTCACGATTTGGGTATCACCATCCTTATTAAGCGTCAACCTTTGCGGATCCACGTTGAAGGGTGGTTCCGGTTCCGGCTCACTACCATCACCGCAAGTGCAACATACCAGCTCGATATCATACTCGGTATTGGACTTGATATCGATGACAACCTGACCGTTCTCGCTAGTCACGTTATCAAAGTCATGATCAAGTATGATATAAGGTACGTCATTAGGTTGTTGATTGATATTAACAACCTTGCCATTCAAGACAAACATCTCATGATGTTGTTCGTTATCCATATTCTTAGGCATAGCTATGACAAAGCTAGCCTCGTACAAATCAGTGGCTCCGGGATCCTCGGGATCGGCATACACTATGTATCTGCTATCCTCTTCCGGAACCTTCATGGATAAGCCGTTCACGTTCATGGATACTATATAGGACTTGCTTACCGAGCCACCAAGGGTAAGGCAGGAGGCCTTGACCGAGGCGGAGTTAAGCTTGGCGTTGATGACCGCCGTCCCACCCTCCATGTCGAACATGATATTGGTTGGCTCCACGCTCACCCGCTCTATACCCTTCTGGGTTATAGTAGCGAGCTTCGTAACCTTGCCCTTCTCGACCGCGACATAAGTCTCCCTAGGCAACCTACCCATCCATCCCGGCTCTACCTTGATAGCCACCTTGTCAGGGCCAGTACCGGAGATCTTGTCGTAGGACACCCATGAGGAGCCTTGCTCGATCTTGGCAAGAATATCTTTTAAATTACTCGCCATATTATTCCGCTTGTGTTATAGTCCATTTATCACTCTTACCTACGATGATCTCAAGAATCTGTTCACCACCCTCAGGAGGATACTCGAAGTTAGTAGGCTTAATCTCAAACACGCTGGCGCCTCCACAACCAAGATCACAGATCATATCCGGCAACCATCCCTCCTCGAAAAACCGTTCTATAAGCTCCCTGACAGCCTCTGAAAAAGAATCAAGCTCTAACCTGTCTACGGGAAGAGATCCCTTCTTGAGGGTCTCACCACATACCCAGCCGTCGCACTCGGAAGCCAAGACCGTATCGTACACTCTCTTAGCCATAACAAGAAGTATTTAAAATATTACTATTCAATGTAGTATATACGATATTAACATCAGTGAACTCATCACCCATGCAATATTTCTTCTTAAACTTAACGGACCTGCCAGAAACAACATATCCGTCATTAGGGACGATAGTACCACAATAGGTAACACTGAGCACGTTCAACGGCTCGTATCTTAATCTGACAGCTTGAACGCCCTTGAACGAGTCACGCTGGATGGACGCCGTGGCGCCAGATACGGCAACCAGCTTCCTTACCAGAGACTCGATTACGCTATTCATGCTATCACCGTTCCTGATATCAGCCTCAGGAAACGACTGGCCGTCATATATGATCTGGGAACTGTAGATACTACATTCGCCCCCCGGTCTATATTCCGGCTTACATGGATTACAATTATTTCTCATATCAAATCAATTTATTGATCATTCTTCTCAACTCAGATATCTCAGCATCCCTATCCCGTATAGCCTTTATCATAGCGTTAAGGGTATCGGACATATCGCAATTAGGAGATAATCCCAATGATTCCACACGTACCTTATCACCGGGATAAATACAATCGGTACTCATATATGTAGGACATGGTACTTTCGTATCGTCTACGGTAGGCCTATATTGTTTCTTATTGCAACCGTTCATCACCAAACCTCCTCTTCGGTATCGCCGCCTCCGCCACTATTCCCGGCGTTGACAAGCTCGTTTATAATCCTCTTCAAATCCAGAACCTCACGATGATATAAATCTATCTGCTTATCCCTAGCAGCTATAATACGCCTCAATGAGTCTATAACGACAGAGATATCAGTACCTTTTTCTATACCGTCCACCACCAACTCATCGCCTGAGTACAAGACGCATCTATCATACAAGGTTATAGGGCATCCATAACCAACACAAGGTTCTTCCTGGCAATCCCGATCGCAAGGATCACAAGGATCGTCAGGACATTTGTTAAGAAACTTATCTATCTTAACGCCATGACAACACTCCTCGGGACGCTCCCGTGAATGATCATGACAACAACCATTTGTATTACACATATCAATAATATTATTGTTTTTAGCAAAGATACAGATTTGATTTAATAACAGGATAACACACCTAATTAAACAATACAGGGGGTACGACATTCGTATCCCCTGTACCCGAGAATTATAACAACGAAATAAAATCAAGATTTCAATTTAAGAACAGGATTACCCCATCTTTCTTTCCATTGCCTTCCCAAATCACTTATAACACCATTGTAGTCTTTTATATATCCAGCCTTAATAGCATAAGATATATTCCTTTCTATTGATACTATCATATCCAATTCTTCAAAAGAAGCTCTATTCCTTATCCCTTCTTCATGTACTCCAAAAACAACGAAATTTATACCCTTGGCTATCCTTGATAGCAACTCCTTTAAATTACTTTTATCACTTATAAGTGAAGATACACTACTGCACATCTCTATATAAGCATCACCAGCGGCATTTCTTGTCCCCACAACATTATCAACAAACCACATTACAACATCAGCGCAAACCTCAGGACTCATCTCCATAGCCACCACAAGGAAAAGGTATGGATTCATATACCACATTTGACCATCCCCCTTACCTTTTCGACATGCCAATCCCATTTTATTCAAATCACTAAGATTTAGAGTCTTATTTTGTAGGCTGATATTTATCCGCTTACATAAATCCCTGTTTTCCAGCCTGCTGATTATTTCTCTACACTTCTCTTGAAAACCATCATACTTGATAATATCATTAAGCTTCTTAGGAGATAAGCCCTTTTTAAGCCTATCATCAGACAATACTTTCATAGCTAAAGTGATGTTAACAAAACCATTATCGCTAAGCGCTGGTATAACAACACCCATCAATCTCCTATCAGAAGATTTGATTTCAACTCTACTTTTCATAACTTTGAACAATATTTTAAATTAAACATAATACCTATCGGTTCGAGATGAATAGATAGGTATGCAAATATAAAATATATTCAATGTATAAACAAGTGTATTACAATATATAAACTTGTTATATCTGATATTTTTACAAAAAAAATGGAGGAGATATACAATCCCCTCCAAACACTAATCTATAAATTATGGAAAACACAAACGCATTCTCACCAATAACACTGATCCTCTTGGTCGATATTCTCAATCCATTTCTCGCATTCAAGATTAAGATCAGCGTATTCCTGTCCCTCTACCATCAAGACCTCACGTGCCTTGGCGTTGGCATCTTCCACGGATATCCATGACCTGAACCTATTAGCCTTGATAGAGTAATATACTTTATTAGACTTATACCCAAACGGACATACCTTCTCGAACCAATCACCGATCTTCGTATTATAGAATACAGGAGAGCAGCTACCCTCGGTGTTAGCCTTCTCCTGGCCTTCTTTCATAAACTTCCTATAAGCTAACGTATCGGCATCGACCTGTGATATATCGGATATGACAGCTCCGGATGGTAATTCATATACGACACCTTCCTTACCTGACATGCCGGCCTCGCAATCGTTCTTGTAAAACACGCCACGAAGAGGCTGTGAGGCCCAGTCCTCGCAGCAAGCCCCGACGGCGTTAGCCTCCCCCTGCCCGATCCGGCCAAGCTCCACCCTAGCCTTATCATTGGCATCTTTCTTAGATACGTAAGAGACAAACCTACCTTCCTCTATACATACCTGTTCCTTGGATCCCTTACCGCTTACGCAATCGTTTTTTATAAACTCATCGCATACCTGATCGTTATACCATACGGCCGGTATTATGCCGGCATATGTATTAGCGTAATCCTGACCATTGGCCCTAACATCGTCCTCGGCCTTATTGTCAGCCTCCTCCTGCGTATTGCCAAAATAGACGTTGGCCGGGATCCGGTAGTCAACGGAGCCTCCCACATACCCGGCAGGTGGGTTGTTTCTGGTGAACGCCCGTACTATCTCCTTATTCCCGTATATCATACATGACATAAACGATCCTCCAAAGCATATACGATCTTAGCGATCGTCTTGTCTCCGCTTATCTTCACGCAAGACTCCCCTAGATCCCGGACATCTATAGCCTCCCTGATACGGGTAAGCTCGTCATATATCTCCTCTATCACATCGGAGATCATAACACACTCATCCGAATCCTTATGCTTTGACCACTCCGGCAACTTACCCTCATAGGGTACGCAAGTGGACGGGGTTATATGCGAACAACTATATTTTTTCATGCCAGTAACTTATTAACACGTTCCTTTAACGATCTTACCTCATCCGGGCATAACCCGCAATCATTCTCACACAAGGATTTCCGTAGACGAACCATCTTGCTCCAATAAGATATATCAGGCTTATCACCAATTTTATACCTATGATACCTCATATATCTACTCCATTGGCAAGATAACCATTCGTCAACAGCCCCACATAAATCTATCCTATCAAGGTTTGATATACTTTGAGCGCCCATCTAGTATCTCCTTTCTCATTTCTTGTACCTCCTCGTCAGGCGGGCATCCATATGGCAGGTTCTTGATCCACTCACGGATCTTCTTCTGCATATTAAGATAAGATACACCCACGCCACCACCTTTGGTACGAACTTGTTTGTATATACTAACCACATCACGTTCCATGGTCTGCAACGGATCTTGCATAACCATACAACCAGCGGTACTTCTAGAAGCGTACTCCATATCGCCAACAACAGTAGAAGAAGAATGATTCATCATACTTCTCTCAATCCTTTCTCTCTCGGCCCTTAACGCCTTTTCCTTACAAGTATTACAACCCACGACTAAATATTTTTATGTTTAACAATCCACGCAATTGGTAGCCATCTCAAGAAGCTCTCCGACACGATCAATGATCTCATGAGCCGCCTCTATATTATCCAACCTTACGTTAGCCTCCGCTACAGTCATAAGCGTCTCCATCTCCTGTATCTTATTTATAAGATCCTTATCCTTATCCTCGCATAGGATATCAGTCTTAATCCATAGCCGATCAAGACGTCTGCGTATAAGATCCGTCTTAAGATACTTGCGACTGAAGTTATAAGTAGAAGGGCTACCTATGATCTTGATATCATATATACCATCAGGTAGATCAAGGTACTTTACATTACAATCATCGTAATTAAAGCAATTAAGGCCTAATGTTAGGCTAGTAAAGGTATTGACCTGATTCTTGCCAAGGAACAACGTAACGGGGTCGGACATGCCCGGCGTAGTGATCTCGATAATCGCCTTCCTGTCCTCCAGTAGCCCCCACTCAGACTCATCCAATACCTGAAGCACCTTGGGATCACGTGTCTCTAGCACCTGAAATGACAGCCGAATATCATTCATGTTAACCTTCTTATCGTACCGGCATAAGCTATCGTCATAACGGGCTTGCATATCAAGATCCGGGATATCGGTATAATATGTCTTGACCTCATGGCCGTTAATAAACACCGATGTTATCTGGCAAACATGAGATCTAGCGACATCGAAAAACACCATCCTTACATTACCCTCGTAATCAACGCCAGATGTCGGGTATGTCAATATCTGGGTATTATACTCTCCATCGTTACGTCTAGCCACGACAGTAATAACGATAGGTTTTTCTATATCGTAATCATCCATGATAATCCTTGCGGCAAACTTATCATGAATTATCTTCGGTATGATATTTATCTGATTCATATTTACTACTTTTAAGCAAAGATACAAAATAGGGTCATACCAATACAATAAACCTACTTTAAGATAAGCCCTAAGGCATTCACTATATCATCACGATCACCAATAAAACCTTTATCAATCATCATAGAAAGCAAATCAGTAAGAGTAAAAAAACCATAATCGTCAGCATAAGGTCTACTTAACAAAACAAACAATATAGATATTATGCGATTGTCTTCCTTGGCAATATCAAATAGCTTCAACATGTCATCTGACATATAATTTCCTACATTCAAACTTACCATGTCGGACAATGGCAGATAATCAATATTCCCATCACCACTATGAATAAGATTGCTACAATAACTCAATATAGGATCAACGCTATCATCATAATCATCAGAATCGCAATTGACATAATCGACAATTAAACGCATCACCTTATCTTTCAAATAGAGAGAAGAGCATTTAATAGCCAAATTCTTAACATCCCCACCATCATATTCCCCAAGAAGCTCTATCATCATAAATATATCTACCCATATCATAGACAGTCGTTCGTCAACAACATACATGAATGTGCCAGAATCCATCAAATCTTTTACTATATCTTCAGATTCATCTAAAGAATCAAATAATGATGATACTTTAAAAAGTTGCTTCTTATCATCAAACACCGTATAAAAGTCATGTGATTTTATATTAACCATAATATTAGAAATTAAAATTGTTAGACAAATACTGCGATTCAATATAATCGTCAAGGAACGGGGTGCTATTATCAGGAATCCACACATCATCAGACAACGCGGCCATACCAAACTCATCAACTATCTCATCTCCAGACACATAATCATAAGCCTTGACGCCAAAGATCTTAATCCTTTTAACCTTGCCAAAAGCGGACTTGACTTCCTTTATCTTCCTATCCAACTTCCTCACCCCATCGACGAACTCAGAGAAAGTGACACCACGCTCATCTAAATAGCTCTTTATAGCCCTCTCTATGGTCTTGATACTGACATTACCAAAGCCCTTCTTCCTGACCTTGTTCTGAACCTTTTCCTTAAAATAAATGCTCACCCCATTGTTCTTGGAAGACACAAAATCCTTAAGGTCACGTTTCCTGATCGAATCCATAGAATCATAAACAACACGCTTGATATCCTCAGAGCGCTTCCTATTGCACTCATGGGCTTTATAGGTAGGATTATTTATATTTCGTTCATCCTCTAGCTTATGATGCTTAGGAGGGCAATTGTCCCAATAATAATACCTCGCATTGTTGCTATGCACAAAAAGATCAGGATGCTCCTTCTTCGCCTTCCTCACCATAGCATAATAACCGTGGACAACAGCCACGTTAACATAACTGATCAAAAGCCACCTAACTAACTTTATCTGATAAGCAAGATTATCACCACCAAGACGATGGTGCTTAATATAGTAACTAACTATCTCATTCACAAAGTAATAGAACCACTTGATGTTGTATTGAATCCCCAGCGACCTAAACCTTATAGGGTCAAGGCATATGATAAGAATGCCTATCAGCGTCTCCGATATCGGCTTCTCTAGTATCTCTGACTTTGATGATGATTGACGCTTTATCCTAGGGTTATCGCAACAAGGATTAGCATTGTCATTAAGCAAATAAGGTAGGATGACCTTGCCGGAATCCCTCCTCAAGGCTCTATTTTCTTCTGACATCCTCTTTTTTTCAGAGAAAGATACGAATTGGTCGAATATTAATGTTAAATTTGCCATATGTTGTTTTTTTTATTATAGTACAAAGATACTAAAAACTTTGTCGTTTCAAAATGAGTGCTTGTGAAAGTACTCATTTTTTTTGTTTATGATCACGGCTTTTTACGGCGATCGCTATGGTCGAAATCCAACTTGGACATTGCGTAGGGAGACTATCGTAGGGATAGTTAAGAAAAGAGATGAATTTATTTATCCACCTTCTTTTATAAACACAGTTGTCTATTTTGTGACATGTGATATAAGAAACTTTCGCCCCCTTAAGAAGGGAGTCTCATTATAAAGATTTTCTTTATTTATCTCATAAGTTGATTGATTAAAAAGAGTTAGCTAACGCTTTGTTATTATCTAAAGTATATAACTTAATTACATTAACATGAAAATATGTAGTAAATTGAAAAATCAAGATCTCAACAATAACTTATATCAATAATTTAGTTTAGTGTATTTTTGACATCTACTTATGTTGTCTATGGATCTTTAATCGACAAACAACTACCTACATCAAACGTTAATGCATTGATATGTTTACTTCTTTCCAACGCTTAAGCGTAATACGCCAAGGGGAAAAGGGAGGTGGGCTACGAGTCGCTCCGCTCCTGGCCGGCCGTGCGGGGATACCTCCTGCCCTGCCTTACGGAGCCGCCACATTTCCTTTGGTGTCAACAGAGATAGACCTCAAAGAGATATTGCCTCACCTGGTATTTACTAGATAAGGGATTTTCTTCAAGGCAGTTTCTAGTTGAGTAAAAATCTGGTCAAAGAAGTTGTCTGGTCAAAGACAAAATTTTATATTCGCGATGCGGTCGGTTGGATGAGCGGTTTAGTCGGTGGTCTGCAAAACCATATACCCCGGTTCGAATCCGGGACTGACCTCTATGCTATTTGCATATCCTTTAAAAACTAATTAGAGAAGGGGCGGTGAGAGATCATAGCCCTTTTTTTATGATATATAATTACAAAATCTTTGTCTTCTTCAATATATACACCAATACCAACAATATCATCAAGATACCAGCTACTATCCACACTATAGGCCATCTTGATTCCTTCCTATCATCTACGTCCTTAGATTTGATATTTGTCTTATTATCCAGATCCTTTATATCATTCCTTGTCTTATTAACTCCAAGGGAATCGGCTGTCACCGTGCTGTCCCGCCGGCCAATGACGATATGGGCGTCAGTCACGGACGATACCGGCCGCTCTCCCGTGGCGGGATCAATATCCTTATCCGTATCGAATTTCCTCTCAGTTATAACGATATCAGCATTAAGATCAGATGTCTTGATCTCTACGATCCTCCGATCCATGGCCTCATCTATCATCGTCTCTATCCTGCTTATTAGCCGGCTATCAATAGACGTGTCGCTAACCTGCCTCCTACTTCCGCAAGAGGACAGGAACAGCGACAGACCTAAACAAAAAACAGCCCTAAGACTTATCCTTAACCTCATCATCCGCAATTTTCTTTATATCGTCAAACGTCTCATCAGGTATGTTTTTAGAGAAGCCAAACATCTTGAATACGTTTATCCTCTTAAACACGGCCTTGAATACCTTCACCAAATAAGCGTCAGAGAAAGCATCCCCTATCGTATTCAGGAAAAGCATAACATATCCAACAAGAGCTATATACACCCCATATTTGGTAATGGTAAGTATCATGCTAGCCTCCTCCTCGATCGGGTATAACGTCTTATATATAACACATAATGTCATTACTATAAAACAGGACAAAGCGAACTCCTTAAGAATATCAGTAAACCTGACCTCCCTAAACCATCTCTTAAAACTAAACCTTCTTCTACGACTCCGTCGGATCTTCCAGCCCCTTACGCTTTGCGCTAACCTAGCCAAGAAATTCGCTATTAATACTATAAGTAATACGGTCAATAAATGGTGTACTGGCTGGAAATAAGCCCAACAAGAGGCACCATACGCAAGCGCAATATTCCACAAAGCCCCTACTCGCTCTATCATGTCTTTGTCTTTCATTTTGTACCCTATACGCAAAGTTAACCACTATACCATTAAGTACCTAAAACACCACGGCGTGTATACCGTTCCTAGTATCAAGGCTATCAAAATGCAACCAACCCACCTTCTCTTCAAGCCGGAAATGATATGGTAACATATCTTGATGATCCAAGATCAAGCCTCTAGCCTGTTCCGCCGTCATCGACTTGATATCAAAATCACCAGCCTTACCCAACACATGAGCGGATAGATAAACATCTTTCTTATCCTTAACTATCTGACAGATGTTGCATCTAAGACCACGTTGGGAAAACTGCCCTTGCTTATCCCAGTTATTACAATACATAGGCTGTTTGATTATATCCCTCCGTAATATAAGAAGATTATGGAGAAACGCTGTATCAAGAAACTGCCACGATCTGTCCTTCCACTTATTATATGTATGAGGACATACTAATTCCACTATATCAAA